CCATTCTCTGCGTACATGGAAGTGGATCGCCCAGAAAACCTTGACGATCGGATCAAGGAGCTTGAAGCGAAAAGGGAGGAGCTTGACTCCCAGTTCAATGACAGCGAGATGGAGTTCGTTGACTACCGCAAGGCTGATCGCGAGGTCCAGCGGGAGTTGAATGATCTGGTCCGCCAGCAGGAGCGCGCCAATGAGGCAGAGGCGTACAACAGCAATCTGGACCGGCAGCGCTGGCTGTGGGAGGTCAACCGCTATGTCGATGACGTCAGGGAGCGCGACGGGATCGACTACGAGAAGGACGAGACCTTGCGTGCCCGTCTTGATACCGCTGTCAGAATGGTGGCTCAAGACCCGGAGACCAAGGGCTGGAGCGGCCGGAGGATTCTGCAGGAGGCTGACTCGTGGGTAAGAGCGCGAACCGGGGCTGCGGCAAAGCCTGCCAGCGATGGCGGCAAGGAGGGCGGCAAGGAGGTCAAGAAGGCTGGGCGCAAGGCGGACCTGTCCGTGGTGCCGCAGACGCTTGCCAATGTGCCTCCGGCAGACGTCGGCGAGGTTGGGGAGCGCGAGACCAAGTGGGACCGTCTGGACAAGTTGGCCGAGAAGGATAGCCTCGCTCTCGAGAAAGAGTTGGCCAAGCTGTCCCCTGAGGATCAGGCGGCATATCTCCAATCGGCATAGAGGAGCTGATAGATGGATGCTGAACGCAGGCAATTCTCGATTGACGTAAAAGTCGGAGAATCCGTGTCTATTGACAAAGGTCGCGCTATACTCACGGTAATGAGCAAGAGCGGCCAGAAGGCACGGCTTGCGTTCAGCGCCCTCAAAGAGGTCGCGGTTAACAAGGTATCAAGCAAAGGTTCAATGGTTGAGTTCGCCAAGAAAGGTCTCGGCGGCTAGGCCAAGTAGTAAGACTGCCTCGGCAGTATTCAATGTTTGGCGAGCAGGAAGTTCGCCTTGTTTAAGACAAGGAGCACTTCATGGCTCGTACTATCGTAGGTCTCAATGACGCGAAGGCGGTGAAACGCTATAGCGCGTTCCTTGCCGTTGATGTTGGACGCACGTCTTACTTCAACCGCAAGTTCATGGGTGTCGGCGTGGAAGCGCAGACCCCGATTCAGATGCTGCCCCACCTCGAGAATGATGCGGGTGACCAGATCGCGTATGACCTCGTCATGCAACTTCGCATGCAGCCGGTTGAGGGTGATGAAACTCTCGAGGGCAAAGAGGAAGACCTGAAGTTCTACACCGATACGATTTACATCGACCAGTTGCGCGGCGGTGTGAATACCGGTGGTCGCATGACTCGCAAGCGCACCATCCATGACCTGCGTAAAGTTGCACGCGCACGTCAAGGTGAATGGTGGGCCCGGGTGTTTGACGAGCTGATCTTCATGTACCTCTCCGGTGCTCGTGGCGTCAACACCGACTACATCTTCCCGACCAGCTACACCGGGTTCGCGAACAACAGCTTCGTTGCTCCGGACTCGAACCACATCCTGTACGCCGGTTCCGCGACGTCGAAGGCATCTGTTGCTGCCACGGACATCATGGACCTCGCCGTTGTTGACAAGTGCGTCTCGCGTGCGTCAACCATGGGCGGCGGAACGGATGGCATCCCGTCGATCGAACCGATCTCCATCGACGGTGAGGAGCACTACGTCCTCGTGATGCACCCGTGGTCAACATTCGATGTCCGTACCGCCACCTCCACCGGACAGTGGCTCGACATCCAGAAGGCTGCCGCTGGCGCAGAAGGTCGCAACAACCCGATCTTCAAGGGCTCTCTCGGGATGTACAACAACGTGCTGCTGCATGAGCACCGCTCCGTTATCCGTTACACGGACTACGGCGCTGGCGCTAACATTCCAGCAGCGCGCTCGTTGTTCATGGGTCGTCAGGCCGGTGTTGTTGCATTCGGCTCCCCGGGTACTGGTCTGCGTTTCGACTGGCACGAAGAGGGTCGAGACAACAACAACCAAGCCGTCATCTCCACCTCCACGATCTGTGGCGTGAAGAAGACGAACTTCACCATCGACGGAACTGCAACTGACTTTGGCACCATCGCAGTTGATTGCGGAGCCGCAGACCCGACCGTCTAAACCAACTGATTGAAAACGGCAGCCACGCGAGTGGCTGTCTCACCCATCAGCAACATGGAGATTTACTGAAATGACTACCTACAATACCGATTACGCCAACGGCGTAAAGCGTATGCCGGAAGCGCAGGGCGCGGAGGTTGTTGTGGCTCGCATGAGCTTCGACTTGACCGCCGCTCTCGCGCTCGATGACATCATCCGTCTGGGCGCGCTTCCTCCCGGCCACGTTCCTGTTGATGCTTTCATCGACTCGGACGACCTTGACTCGAATGGCTCTCCAGCCATCGATCTCGAGCTGGGCATTCTCAATGCAGCAGAGGATGACATCGACACCACCGCCAGTGGCGGCGCGGCATGGACTGGCACTGACGACATCATCGCGCAGTCTGGCGGGCTGAGTCGCGCAGACATTGCGGCCATTACCCGAGTGGTGCCTGACGCAAGCGCCGAGCAGATGATGGGGATTCACGTCACCACCGCTCCTGCGACTGGAGCTACCAGTGGTACGATCGGCGTGACTGTTCTGTATCGCGCAACACATCTGGGCGCCTAAGTTCTGGAGCCCTAACTTGAGACGGGGGGCTTCGGTCCCCCGTCTTTTTATCAGGAGGCAACATGTTAATCAGATGTACTATCGAGCGTAATGGCGGCACAGAGGTGAAGATGGACGGAAAGACTTACCTGTTCGCCCCGAAAGATTCAAACGGTCCTCACGTTTGCGAGGTTTCCGAAGTAGCCCACGTCTCAAGGTTCATGGCCATACCGGAATCGTTCGAGCCGGTTACTCCGCCCAAGGTTACTCCACCCAAGGTCGCAGAAAAGCCAAAGCCGGTGACCAAGGCCAAGAAGTCCGTGGCAGCCAAGAAGACGGCGTAACCAACCAAATACAGAAGGAGGTTGAATGTCCTACACGATGCAGCAGATCGTTGACATTGCCAGAAAGCCCTTGGAGGATGACGACAAGGACAGATACAGCGATGCAGACCTTCTTGGATACGTGGTGTCCGCCCTCCTTCTGTTGAGGACAAAGCGACCGGACTTTTTCTTTGGCACGTTCTCATCGCTCACAGACTTGTCTGCCTTGACTCTGGTAAGCACGTTCCCTCTGGACGACCAGTATGCACAGGGTGTGGCTGACTACGCCACAGCGAGAGCTTCCACGCATGACAGCGACCATGTAACATCTGGCCGTGTGCAGCAGTTCTTCGACCTGTTTGGGATGGGTGCCTTATGAGCGTTGAGTTCGCGAGCTGGTATAACGAAGTGCTTCCAAGCGCCCCCGGGTGTCCTCAGAACGTGGCGCTCAACGCCATCAAGAACTCAGTCATTGAGTTTTGCATGAGGAGCCGGGCGTGGAAAGAGTATCCGGCCCTTGTGTCTGTTGATGGGTCTGACTCTTACTCAATCCCTCTTTCTACTGCATACCCAAACACATCTGCGGTGAGGGTTGAGCGTGCGTGGTATGACGGCAAGGAGCTTACGGTTATCACCGAAGATCAAGCCAACGACAGGTTCAACTCCAGCGACTGGCAAACGAAGGAGGGAATCCCGGACTCGCTCCTGCAGCTCGACCCTGAAAACATCAGGCTAGTGCCGAGCCCGCAGGACGCAGCAACTGATGTTCTGAAACTTCTGGTTTCATACAAACCGTCTAGAGCCGCCACCGATGTGAAGGATTTTATCTGGGAGAGATACCTAGACGTTATAACAAGTGGCGCGCTGTACAGGTTGATGTTGATCCCGCGCAAGCCGTGGTCAGACCCATCGATGGGTATGGCTCACAAGTCAATGTATGACGCTGGCATTGCCAAGGCAAACGTCGAGGCTTTCAAAGGATTTGGTAAGGCGGCGCCTCGGGCGAAGCCAATGTTTTTGTAAGGAACAAATATGAGACTTGTCACCAACAATGCTATCGGCGAGCTGGCGTCCGGCATCACTGATGTAGCCACATCATTGACGCTCAAGGCTGGCCAAGGCGCTTTGTTCCCGGCTATAAGCGGGGCGCCGGATCATTTTTTTGTCACCCTGTCTGACTCAAGCAATAACATTGAGATCGTCAAGGTAACGGCCATAGCTACCGATACTTTGACAATCGAGAGGGCACAGGACGGGACCAGCAATCGTGCGTGGATTGCTGACGACAACGTCGAGCTTGCGGCTACCGCCAACCTTTACAACTCGTCGTTGAAGGTCGGGATGGTTAGAGGGTTTGCGGCTGGCGCCGGTGGAGCTGACGCGATCACGGCCACCTTTGCAAACTCCACTGACAGCTCCCTAGAGAACGGCATGACGTTCCTAGTCGAGGCGACTGCTACCAACGTAACCACAACCCCGACATTCACAGTGACCCTTGGTGGAACGGCGCAGTCAGCGAAGACCATAGTCAAGGGCAATGATGTCGCGCTCACGCCGGGTGATATTCATGGCGCTAACTACAGGATGCTACTGTCATACGACAGCTCGCTCGACAAATTCATCCTGATGAACCCGTACTCTCAGGCGATAAACATCGAGACAAAGTCCTCGCTGTTCACTCTGGCTGCTACTGATAACGGAAAGATGTTTGACTGCACTGGGACGTGGACTCTCACGGTACCATCTGCAGCCACACTGACCGCGGATTTCTACTGCTGGGTGTACAACTCCGGCACCGGTGTCATCACCCTCAGCACTGGCGAGGTGGTGAACCCCGGTGAGGTTGTCAAGATCACGAGTGACGCAACCAACATCAGAGAGCTTCGGTCATCCGGCGGCTTCACCCGGATGGAAGTTATCACAGCAACAAATGCTGGCTGGACCGTTCCTGATAACGTGCGCAGAATCAAGGCCACGGTAGTCGGTGGTGGAGGCGGAGGTGGTGGCTTTGATACCAGTCCAACCGCATCAGGTGGCGGGGGCGGTGGTGGTGGGTGCGCAATCAAGATTGTCGCAGTCACTCCCGGCGAAACCATTGCCGTTACGGTTGGCGGTGGTGGTGGGGCACGTGCGCCGAGTACGACGCCTTCAGCCGGTGGAACCGGTGGAACATCTTCTTTC